TTGGTAAATTACTACTATCTATTCTAACTGGTCTTTTTATATATCTTATTTTATAAGAATTGATTGTTGATGTTGGACTATGTAGTAATTCTACACCTTCTTTTGTCATTAATCTTAATACTTTTTCATCAGTTGGTTTAGCAAATGGATTACTGATTATTTTACTATAATCATTATGTTGTATTCCAAGTGTATAAACATCTTCTGTTTTACTTATTCCACAATCAGTAAATGTAAGATTTGTTAATTCTTGTATTGTTATCCAATGATCTGCTGGTAATGTTATAAAGTTTGCATTAGAGTTAATATTATCACTTGTATTTGCTAAAGGTGTAATATTTTGTGTAACTATTAATGCTTTTAAATCTTCTGTTCTTTTTTGAGTTTCTTCAAAAGATTCTTTCTTTATATTATTATATCCATATCTCTGCTTAACAAAAGCATCTTGAGCTTGATTTAATACTAAATCTATTTCCTCTGGTTCAAGATTTGGATAATTTTTGCTATCAAATTTATCTAATCCTTGTTTAAAGGATATGACCATTTCTTGTGCTGTAATGATAACCTCCTATTTTATAAAATTAACAAACCATTTATTTACACAGTTTCTTTTATTTTGACAAACTCCACTAATTGAAGTATGAGAACAGTTTATATAATTAGCAGCTTCATATTTATCATTAAACAGTTTATATTCTCCTGTTTTTAAATTTAAACCTTCTACTTTTAATTTAATTCCTGTTCCTGGTATTTTTCTACCTTTTATTTTTAATTTACTTTGTTCTGACCATTTTAATCCATTAACTCCATCTCCACCTTTAGTTCCGTTTGTTAATTTACAAAATTGTGAATAATGTTTTATTAGTTCAATTTCTAATATTTTAGCATTTTCAATATTATCTACTTCTGCTAATTTTTTATAAATTGGTTTTAAATTTTGTTTTATTAATGAATTTATCCAATTGCTTTTATAAGTAATATTATTTTTACTTCTTTTTGAAGAATTTATGTGATCTTGAATTCTTGCTTTTGCATTTGTTGTGTAACCTATATATCTAATTTTATTAGACAAAGGATCTATCAAAGCATAAACTTCTGTCATTATTTTTTAGTTTTAGTTGCTGCTGTAGCTGCTAATTTAACTGATTGATTTCTTAAATCTTTAAAATAAGCAATTACTGATTCTACAGAACTTCCAATAGTTTCATTTTGAAATGTGTAATAATTACCTTTTTTAATTAAAACACCACCTTCAAGCATTTCTTCAATTTCAATTCTTAATTTAATATCAGGATTCTCATGAAGTTCTAAGAATTTCTTTGGATTAGCATCTACCTCTTTAAATAAAGAGGTATTTACAAAAGCTTCACTTACAGTATCTAATCCACGTTTACCATATAACTTCAAATAGCCTTTTTTCTCTTCTAAAGAAAGTGTTCTTAGAGCATCTAAGGCATCCATTTTATAATTGATAATAACTTCTTCAACTTTAGCTTTAGCTTCTTTATCATCAATAAAAAACTCTGCAAATGGCTTATTTTTTATATCAGTTTCATTAATTGCAATATTACTACGTTGCATTAATACACCAAGTTTTATTTCATCTAATAGAGTTTCAACACTAAAAATAAATGGTTTATCTGTTGGTAGTCTTAAATTCAACAATGGTCCCCAATATTCTGCATTATTTCTTGATAAAGTTCCTTTTGGAAGACCTAATTCTTCACAATAAAGAGTTTCTTGTTCTTTTGTTAAACCAGTTTTATATAAACCAGTTTTCATTTCCAATTGAGCACCCTCAATTGCTATTCCTGTTCCTGAATAATTAGATATTCCAGAAAATTTACTTCTTGGAATTGCTTTAATTACTACTTTCTTTGGTGTTATTTCTATCATTTTAATTTTTCCTTTATTAATTTTCTGTAATGTTCTCTATTTTAAATATAGTTAAAATAAATGATATTATCAACTTATTATTTAACTATTTATAATTTAATAAGAGATGATAAAAGTTTTTAATTTCTACCATCTCTTATTTAATCTTATATTAACTAATGTTATCTATATCTAAGATAAGCTGTGCAGCGTCTGTGGGATTTCTTAACATAATTCCCTGTTCAGACATTGCAATGAAATCATATCCATCTTTACCTGTTGCAGAACTACCATTCCTTTTAGGACCAGTTGGGCCATATAAACCTTCAACATAAGTAGTAACCATTTCCCTACCTTTTGTATAAACCTTTTGAATATTAGGTTCTCCACCTGAATATGATTTAAAGTTTAAGAAAGTTGCTTTATATGATTCTGCTGGACGTCCTGTTTGAGGATGTAAAGCTCTATTTCTCCAAGTGTTATTATATGGAGCATATTGTTTCAATGTAATTTTATCTCCATTTAAACCAACATATGTTTTAAATTGATTTCCAAATTTCAAATCTTGATCTCCACCTTGAATAAAATGACTATCAACAAGTGTATAATTGGAAGCAGAACGCTTCATTGCTTGGTCAAATAGATCCATGAAATTTCTACCACATAATGCAATATATTCACGTTCACCATCTTCAGTACCATTGAATGCTAAATCATTCATGAAATTCCTAATAGTATTTTCTGTTAGTGAAGTGTAATAACGTTTGTTAGATGGAGCAATTTGTTGTTCTAAACCTGCTGACAAATAAACTGGATGACCACTAGCACCTTTCATATCAGTGGTACCATCTGCTTTAATATTTGATTTACCATACATTAAAAGTAATTCAATTTCATCCATCCATTGACACCAGAATTCCCATTCTGCATATTTAACCCATGTAGAAGCTAATTCAGTTCCATCAGGATTCATCAATTTCATTTCTAACACTTTATCATGTACAGCACCTGTAATAGAATATTTCTTTCTAACAGTTGACATATAATTTTGCATTAACACTGGTGTAGTAAAATGAGTTTCACCTGAAGTTTCAGAAGCATCATTTTCAACAGCATTAAAATCTTTAGATAATTCTTTACCTACAGCAAGTAATGATGCTGGAATATAATCTGCTTGGTTATTTGATACTAGTTGTAATGTTAAGATCATATCAGTACCATCATCATATGGACTTCCCATTACTCTCATTGAATAACGTCCATCATCTGGAATTAAAATATCACCTTCTGCAAACCAACGTTCTCCAACACCTACTTTAAATGTGGTTGAAGCAATACCAGGAGTTGCTGTTACAGCATCAAATACACCCCTTGTAATAGGAATAGCTTTTCTACTATCACCCATAATAGACCAACGATAAATAATATCATTCATCTCTTTAGCTTTACCCATACCACTGGTTAAATAGGATAGAGCATTTTTATAGTTATTTTGTTTATTGTAAACTCGTGTAACAATCAAACTAGCCATTTCTGGTTTAGTTAAAAAGAATGTACGCAAGTGGTTGGCATCAGTTAAACCTGCGTGCCAGTTCTGTTTGCTAATCTGTAAATCGCTTATTTGCATTTTTATTGTTGTTTATTGTTTAATCTTTATATTTTTAGTTTAGCAAATCCAGCAAATGGATCTGAATCTATATCATCTTTTGTAATTTTGCTTTGAGGAGATTTTTGTTTTTGTCTTGTATCTGTAAAATTACCAAGTTTACCTCTTAGTTCACTTACTTTTTTTGTTTCAAGTGATTTTTCAAGACTACTAACATCCCATTTATTTTTAAGAAGGTATGCAAAAATATATCTGGAGTCTTCATTTTCTTTCATATCTTTTTGATATGCTGTCTCTTGAGATTTTTTATCAACAACTTTAGTCATATAATCCCAAAGATCATTTTTTGTTTTGGGAGTCATTGGAAAACTACCAATTTTTTCCTTATCAAAAAGTCCTTTTTTAAAACTATCCCATTCAGCTTGTCTTTTTTCTTCCTCTTGTTTAGCATATTGCTTTTGAGATTCAAGAAAAATATTCTTTTGTTCTTTTTCTACTTTTTGTAGTTTCTTTAAATGTGTAGCAGCTTTAGTTGCTAGTTTCTCTGTATCTTTATATAGATTTATTTGATCTTCGATTTCAGCTTCATCATAATCTTCAAGTTTTAAAGCCTCTCTAATTACATATTCCTGATTTTCCTCATTATCTATATTGAATTCTTCAAAACTACCATCTTCATAATAATACTTATGAAAATCTGCTGGTTTACCACCTTGTTCAATGAACTCTAAGAACTTTTTACCATCTTCTGGTATAGTTTCTTTATATTTAGTAATACCTTTTTTAATTGTATTATCTGTAACTCTTAATAGATCCTTTTCAGATTCTATTTTTTCACCTTCTTCTAAATCAATAACACCTTCTTCTTCTAAGAATTTAGCAAATCCTAAGAATGGATTTGAATCTTCTGTTTCTTTCTGTTCAATAGAAGTTTCTTTAATATCATCCTCAACAACCTTTTTTGTTGTTTTTCCTTTATCAGGTTTAGATGCAGCTTCAAGAGCAGCCAACTCATCTTCAGATAAGTCATCATCTTCTACTTCTTTTAGAATTGGTTCTTTCTCTTTAGGTTCCTCTTTCTTAGAAACTTTAAGTTTTGGTGCTGGGTTATTTAAATTTTGATTTAAAATATCAAATCCACCAAATGGATCAATAACTTCTTCTGGTACTTCTTTAATTTTTGTCATTTTATAATTTCCTTTATTATATCCTTTAATTGAATATACATTTTTTTAACTAATTATGCAACTTATTTGTTAATTATTTTTATATTATTTTAAATTTTCTAGTTTATATATTGTTGAATAAACTAATTTGGTTATTTCATCAATTTGATTTTGCATATAAGTTTCTTTAAATTTTGAATAAATATCTCCATCATCTATTGATTTAACAAATGCTTTTAATACCGTTAATTCATTAGTTGAAGAATTTGAACTTGGTATTATAATAGATTGTATTCCGTATTTTCCTTGATAACTTTCAATTAATCCATCAATTAAATCTAATAATTCATCATAGAATGAACCTAGTGCCATATGTATAGCATATGATTTAGCTGCTAAATGACATAAATGTGTTTGATCTCTTAATTGAAATAGTTTACCAAAGAAATTTGGAATTGATATTGTATTACTTGTTGTAAACTTTAACTCTTTCATTATTTCTTTTTAATTGTTGGTTTATTTCTAGCAGCTATTTTTTTAACTGCTATTTCTTTTTCTTTTAATTTAAGTTGTTTGTCTTGCATTTTTTCTTGAGATTTATTTTGAACTTCTGTTTGTTTTATTTTTAGTTTCTCAACCATTTCTCTAGATTTAAGTTTATCTTTTTCAAGTGATACTTTATCATTGTGTTGTTTCTCTTTATTTTTTTCAACTAAAGTTTTATGAAATACATCACTTTCATGTTTTTGTCTTTCTAGAGCTACTTTATTTAATTCAAGAACATCTGGTATTTGATTTTGATTAACATCTGTTTCTTTAGCAAAACCTAATGCGGATATTGTGGCTGTTTCTATTTTAGTATTATTAGTTGTATCGGCTATATAAATATCTTTATCTCTATCTTTTTGTTTTTCATCAGAATTGTAGTTTTGTAAATCTTGTTCATGTTGTTGTTGATACATTAATACTTGTTTCTCATGATCTTGCTGTTGTTTAGAAGTATCTTGTTGTCTTTGATAGAATTCCGCTTCTGCTCTTTTTAATATATTAACTATATCTTTAGGACTATCATTTAATACTGTGTCTATAATTTGTGATAAATCAACTTTTTGTTGTTCCATTGCTACTTGAGCTAATTGATCTAGTTTTGATTTTATTAATTTATCCTTATCTAAGTTAGATACAAATACAGCAAATTCAGAATTTTCAAATTCAAATTCTTCTAGGTGTAACATTTCTAATGTTAAGTCATCATTAACATATTGTGTAACCATTCCATTTCTATAACATATTTTTGCTATTTCAATTAATGATTCATATATTCTTCTTCTAACTTCCTGATGACTATCAAATAGATATTGTGTAATTGTTTCAGATTGATTAATAGTTTGTTGTACATTTCCAACAGCTTCATCCTGATGTATTTTACCCATTCTTTGTTGTGATACTCCAGATACAGTATAAATCTGTTGTTCTAGAAATGATAAATAATTCATGTATTGTTGAACAGAGTTTGTTAAACTCATATCCAATGTAGTAAATTGGTTAAAATGATTACCTGCTAATTTACCTAATGCTTGACCTTTTTTACCTTCTTCAAATGAATTTATGAATGCTATTTTATTTTCTTTTAAATAATACATCCAATCATCTAAACTAATTCCTTCACTTTTAGGAATTTGAGCTAAATCCATTAGCATGATTTTACCTAAATCACTAGCAAATACTAATTGTAATTTCCAAGAAATAATATCATATAAATATTGATAACTCTTTAATCTGTCAATTAAACTCACTGATTTAGAATTAGTTGCCTCATATAAAAATCCTGTATATCCTAATTTAGTGTAATAGGGATTATCCATTCTCACTCTTTGATTTGGTTTACTTCTAATACCAATATATATATCTGCTCCAATTCTTACACCTTCCCAAGCATCATTTTTCCAAAACCAATCTACATTGGCATCTGGATATACTTCTTTAAATTCTTTAAATAGTTTTTTAAATGATTCATCTACTAGTTTTTTAACTACTTCTCCTGTTTCAGTGTCTGTATATTCTAATGTTCCAACTAGTTTCATACCCATCCATTCTACTCTATCAACTCTCAATGAGAAATTACTTGAGTTATTATTAGTTGAACTACTAGAAGGTGTTACTCCTCCTAGTACATTTGTTCCTTGTACTACTTCAAATACAGGTGTAAATCCTCCAGTAGAGTTAAATGTTCCAAATATACCATTAGAATATGATTGAAGTTTATCTAGATCATCTTTGGATAATTCATCACCATATTCATCTATAATTGATGGAATTGTTAAAAGTCTTTCTTCAATTACAGCTATAGCATCATCAATGAACATATCACTATCATCTAGTATAACTGTCATATTTAGTGGATTACATCTTCTTAATGCTGGTTCTCCATTTAATATACCTGTCCAATAGATCTCTTCTCCTGCTATTAAAGCATCTTTAAATCCTTGATTTATTAATAACTTTGTTTGAAGTTTCTTTTTTAATATTTTTAATAACTTATTAGATTTAGATTCTAATAAATCTGATGGACTGGCTCTTTCTATTTTAAGAATTTCTTCTGGTGTTGGAGGAGGATTATTAGGATCAATTGTTGATGGGTCTATTTCTCCTAATAATGATCTTTGTAAACTTTCAGTTATTCTTTCTTTTAATTTGGTAGTTTTTCTAGATATATCTTGTGATGATTCTGAATAAACTAAAGCATTATCTGGTTTAACAGATTCTTCTCCTAATAGTTCATGTATAATTGGAGATATTTTATCATGATGAATAAATGAATCTGCAAATGTCCCTGATTCATTCATTGGATCACATATTTTTCTAATATCTGTTATATCAACTCTACCATTAGCTAAATCATAATTAGTTATTTTCTTAGCTCTATCTGTTCTTAGATTAGTACCATTAGTATAACGAAAGTTAATATAATAATTAACTGATGCCTTCTTCCATTCTTCTGTTCTTTCTCTTTCTGTTACTCTTTGATTTGGTAGAGCAGAAGAACCACCAAGATTTTGTTCATTTGTAGAAGCCATTTTATGTATTATATGTTATGTTTAAATTCTTAAATTTACTATTTGTAATTTGTCTTTTATCTAAATACTTTTTTAAATAAGGATCTTGTCCCCAAGTTGAAGCATTTTGTGTCATATTATCTACATGAATTTTATGTAGTTCTTTTGTTTGTAAAATACAAAGAAGAAAAGCAATAACTCTATCTGTATTTATCTCTCCATCATAAGCTATCAACTCTTTAAGTAATCCAATAGATTTTATATTATGTAGATTGAATTTTATTTCCCCATTCTTATCTGTAATTTCTTCATATAAGAAGGATCTCCCATAAATTTCACACATATCTTTTATCTCTTTTGACATATGAACACCGTATCCACGTTGTACCTTACTATCTTTAACAATGTCTTTTATTATTCCATCTGGTTGAGCCCATAAATAATGTAATGAATTTTTTTCTGCAAAATAATTTTTAAATCCTTTAATTTGATTCTCATATAGAGCTTTTGCATTATAATACATACATAATCTTCTGCACCCCTCATACCACTCTTCCACTTTATTTGTTCTAGCTGTATATTCTGCCACTATAATATTATAAGAACTTCCAGCACGTAGAAATCTTTTAAATATAAAAAAACTACCCAATGATCCCATTGTAGCTTTATCTAAATCTACAGGATCTCCTCCTCCTATATATAAACTATAAGGTATTTCACCATTTACATATTCTGGATGCTCCCAAATTGCTATACATCCATTTTGGTTATCTCCACTTTTCAGTGGAAAGTCTGTAATATATACAAGTTCATCATTTGGTTGCCATTTTAATCCATCTTCTTTAAACACTAATTCTCCTTTTTGAACTTCATCTCTTAAACTTGGAGTTGTTTCTAATTTTCCTAACCAGTCTAACATTTCAGGAGAACTAAATATTACTCCTTTTGAACGTAAAAATGCTTCAGAAGGTGTGATAGGATACTGAGTAATAGCATCTTGTATAACTTGGGGATTACTACCAGTTTTAGCAAGTAATCTTTGATCTCTAATTGCTTCCATTGCTAGATCTTCATCATCATTTCCATCTTCATCCACCATTGATAATCCTTTTAATTCTGGATTTCTCTTTAATTCATCTTTATACTCTCCTAACTTACCTCTTGTTGCTGGAATAAACCATCCACATTTAGTAAATTTTTCTTCTTCCCATATATTATCAAATTCTAGAAATCCATATTGACTTGGATTATAGAACATATCATAAAAATCCTTTGTTCTACTAGTCATATCACCACCCGTTCCTTGAACAACTGCTAATCCTATTTTATTCTCTCCATCTACCCAACAAGGTTTAGTTACACCAAATGATTCTATTAAGTTTTCAAATGTACCTGCTTCTTCAAATAAGTATATATTTGTACTAAGACCTACAGAGGCAAAAGCATTATCTTTAAATGTGATTTTACGCACTTCAGACATATAACCTTTCCATACAGTTGTTCCACCTAAATTCTCTTGATATCTAGCTTTAACTATATCTTTAGTATCAGGGTTCCTAGACTTTTTCCATTCGGTATATAAGTTTAAATAATTTAAATTATCTAATACACAATTCATTGTAGTACTAGAAAGTCTATCTAGATAAGCTCCTACTACACAAGTACTACTTCTAAAGAAATTATATTCATATGTAATTAATGTTGCACTCTTTAATGTGAATCCTGTTCTTCTTGGTTTAACTAATATTAAATCTTTATTATTAATTCTACAAGCTTCTATTAACCAAAAATAATCATAGTCTATTGATAAGAACCTTGGTGATTGATATATTTTTCTTTTAGTAGTTTTATCTTCAGATCTAATTTGTACATAATTTAAATAGAAGTAATGTATACCAGAAATTTTTATACCATATGAATTCTCTACTCCATTTCTACATTTAAAATCTTCTTCTTTCCAAAAATTTATATATTGTTCAGAATCTTTTGGAAATAATGTATAAGCACCATTTTTCTTGAAGAAATCAGATACTTTTTGAAATTCTTTTGTACCAATAAATTTATCAACTTGTGGTACATATTGTGTTCTTGTACCAGACATTATATTGATATTTCTTTAAAGTTATTTCTTATATTGTTTAACCATTTTAAAAATTCTTCTACTGGATAACTTTGTTTTGCCATATTACAAAACTTACAACAAGGAACACAATTTTCAAATATATAACCTTTATTAGAGTCCACTCTATCTATTCCATTATAAAAATAACTTCCATTATTAGTATAAGTTTTACTTTCTCCCAATAATCCAGAATAACAATATGTACATTTTTGTTGTGTTAACCAATAAAATTCAGATTCAGTTAGATTAAATTCAATTTTTCTAGCTTTTGCAGAACATATATAACTACTTAGTAAATTCTTTTTTGCAGATAAACCAAATTCAAGTCTTCTATTTATACCATTCTGTTTTCTAGATTCTGCATTTTTACAACCACATGATTTTCTAGAACCTATTACAACTCTACCTACAGGATAAATTTCTTCCTTTCCACAATCACATCTAAATTTCCAATATGGAAAATCTTTTACTCTTTCTTCTTTTGTATCTTTTGATTTATATGTTTGCTTTTTATAATAAGCAAATGAAAGTGCAGTTAGAAAATTATGTTTATCTCCTTCTTTTATATTTCCTTTTGATCTCTCTTTCTTCATTAGTCTTCAAATAGTGCTGTGGTTTCTTTTCCTCTTCTTTTTGTACTATTTAATTCATCTTGTTGTACTTTCCTTTCAAGTATCTGCAAAGTTTCAATCCCTTTTCCTAACTTTTCACCACATTTTAATATACTATCCATAACT